TCGTACCCGGGCTCCGGGTGAGGATCAGGCAACGCCGAAGGGGGGAGCCACTTCTTGGGCCGTTCGGCCTTTGCGCGAGAGGCGAACTCTCGGGGGACTCGGGTGGTTTCTGCTTCAGGCATTTTCGTTCCTCATTTGCTTAGCGTATTCACGGGCGTACTGTTCGGGAGTAATACCGAGACGCTTCGCTAGGTTGACTTGGGATTGGGTAAGCACGATCTTTCTTGGTGCAGTGCTTCGAGTCGCGGGTGCTACAACGTTTGACTTGCGCCTCTCGGAGGTAAACGCTTCCGGGAACCGCTCACGAACCGCTTTGTTGATGCGGCTGTAGTAGTCATCAGATGTTAGATCCACTCCTTCGTCGGCCAAGTCTTGATGTACTGCCAGTGCAAACGCTGTCATTCCTCGATTGGGGCCAAACCACTGATTGGATTCTCTCCACGCAAGTGCCTTGGAATCGACTTTGGGCGTTTGAACAGGTTGCGGTGCGGGTTGTACCACAGACCGCGCAGGTTTTGCAACAGGTGGCTTGAAACTGGCGACTCGCTCTGATTTGTTAATCGCCTTGGCCAGTTGCTCTTGCGCAGCTACGATGCCCTCAGTGTCAAAGGCTTCGTGCGCTTCTTTGAGGTTGGCCTTGGCTTTCTCGACCTCGGCGGCGACAACCTTTTTGGCCTGCTCAAGCAGTGCGGCTTGGTTCTGCCCCACTGAGCCTTGGAGCTTTTTGTTCTCCTCGGCCAGCGCTTGGGCAATCCGAACCGCTTCCTCCCGCTCGCGCAAGGCAGCTTCCTTGGCTCGGCGCTCGTCGTGATAACCCTTGGAGAAATGCTTGATGCGGTTCTTGACNCTNTCGCTGTANTTNTCCAATTCCTCATCGGTAACCTCAGACGGNGGATCCGTCATGGGCTTGCGACCACGGTCCTCTTCCGGCGTGTCGTCTACGACTTCAATCTCGGCTTCGCTTTCAACTTCGACTTGAATGTCGTCGTCTTTGGTGTTTTCAGTTTCGTGAGGAAACTTAAATTCTTGCTTGTCCATGTTCAAACCCTCCGAATGCCACGCGGATCTTACCACAACGGCTTCAACACTGTCATCATTGATGACCCTGAATTCCTGTCCGTGGATCTTCAACCGCGTGCCGGTGTTAGGACGGACAAGTACAAAGTCACCCAATTTGCACGAAGGCCCACTGGGAAAACGCAGCGGATCCTTGTAGCAGTCCGGCCCCATCTTCATGACAAACAGTACAGGAGAGAGCAACTCTTCGTAGTGCATCGTCTGACCGGCTTTGATAATGACCGCTTTCGTATTCTTCTTCTGCGTGCGGAACTGCACACAAAAGGTGATACGTCACCGGATCAGGAACCTGTTTTGCCTTTTCAGCATCGGTCGCTGGTAGCGTTGTTGTGCCATTGTCTGTGGCAATAAGGAGTTCAGTCGTCATGTGTTTCCATCTTTCGCACGAGGTCAGTGANGAANGAATGTGCAAACGAGAGACCTCGGATCTCGCCACACAGGCTCCGGTACTCGGAGTATTCTTTTGCCGCACCTGAGATAAGAGCTTGCGCAATTCCATCTCGGCGATCTTCGATTTCTTTCAGTACCACGTCAAACGCAGTGGTCATGTTTTACCCCTTAGGTGCGCGTTGCGCCTGTTGTCGTGCCTGTTGCGCGGCCTTCATGGCTTGCGCCTGAGCCTGCTGGCGCATCTTCATCTGATGGGCCTGCTCTTTCTGCTGCATCTCCTGCTGCGCCTTGGCCTGCTTTTGTTGCAACTCCTGCTGCGCCCGCATGGCCTTCATCTGCGGCGGCTCGCCCTGGTTCTTCTGGGCTTCCAGAGCCAGTCGTTGCTGTTCGATCTGGAGTTTTTGCTGCTGGATCTGGAAATCCATCTGGTCGTTCTGCACCTTGCGTTGAACTTCAGCCTGCTTGATCTGAAGTTCTGCCTGCTGAATCTGCACCAGCGGATCCTGAGCCTGCTGTTGAGCTTGTTGTTGAGCGGCCTGCTGCTGGTGCATCTGAGTAAGTTGCACTGCCGCTTGAGCCACAAGACGTGATAGTTGAACCTCGATGTCTGGTGAAAGTTCAGTGTCGGGCGCCGTCATTGGAACGCCAAGGCGTTCTTCAATCTGCTTGCGGTACTGATATCCCAGGTGCTCAGCAATGTGAGCTTGAAGCGCGCCCATCACCTGTTGGGCCGCGGGGCTCTGACCGATGGTCGCCATGATCATCGGATCCTGCATAAACGACTGATGCACTGCAATGTGTGCATCGTGGTCCTGATACAAGAACGCCTTCATGGGAACACCTTTGAGAGCATTCATGTTTTCGCTGATCGGATCCTTGGGTTTCTGATCCTCAGGAACCGCCACAAGCTGATCCGCGTTTTTGATACCCAAGATCTCAAGCATCTGCCGGTGCAGCTTGGGCAGGTTGTAGATCTGCGGCGCACCTTGAGCCAGTTGCAGTGCCGCTTGGTACTGCATGATCCGCTGAGCCATCGTGGCCGCGTTGGGATCCGAGACGGGCAGGATCTCCACCACGTCGTAGTCCGACTGCTTGGCGAGGCGGTCCCCGCCCGCAGGCGTGTACTCGGTAGTCCGGGGGCATGTAGTCGCGGATGATCCCCTTCAGGAGTTTGAACTCCATCCGCAGGCTGGCGTGGGTGCGCGCCTGCACCGCGCTCATGGTCTTGAGTTGCCGCTCAAGGATNGCCAGGGTGGTACCTACCGGAGCCTGGGCGCTCATGTCGCTGATCTTCAAGTCCGCGATGGCCGCAAGCCTGCGTCCGTCCTCCGTGATGCGCTCCAGCAGCGCCNCAAGGACTTGAGACGGCTCCTTGTACGGCAGGGGCATGATGTTGTCCCTGACGGCGCCCGAGGGCACGTCCACGTCCCTGAACTCACCCGGCGCGATGGGCGTATCGTCGCCCTTGATCCGAAGCCCTCGGGACTTCAGTCCACCGGGCAGGTTGCTCAGGGTTCCTGCGTCAACCAGTTGGCGGATGATCGACGTACCCGCCCGAGCGTAGCCGCCGATGATGTGGATGTACCCCAGCCCATAAGCACCGAACCCCGGGATGTAGGTGTACTGGACGAAGTGCTGACGCTTCGCTTTTCGAGAGTCATCCTCTTCCCAGTTCCGCCGGATGGCCAGCACCGCGTTGGACCCGCGCTCGATGGTGATGATGTACGGCAGTGCCAGACCGTTCTCGTCCTCCTCCAGATCCCAGTCCACATGCACTTCGAGGATCTGATACCTGTCGTCGTCGTTGAGTGAGTACCCCTGCTCCTCGGCTTTCTTCTTCTCCACGTCCGAGAAAAACCGCACGGGTTCACCCAGTTCCACGTCCTTGTAGAACCCCGCAACCTGCAACCTCTTGACCTCGTTCTCGGTCTTGCGCATCAAGTGCGTGACCCGCTCCGCCACGTAGACGTTCGACGCGCCGTAGGGAATGATCAGGTCTTCAGCCGGGATGAACGGCGCAGCAGGGCGCTCCATATTCGGGTCGTAGTACACCTTCTTGAACGCCGCACCCGCAAGGCCCAGGTTGTAGAGCATGCGCTCGTGCTCGGGTCGGTACTCAATCATCTCCTCGGTCAAGCGGAAGTTCATGTCGTCACGCACCCGCTCGGCAGCCTCTTCCTTCTGCCGCGTCACCTCGCCAATGATCTGCGTCTTCACCGGCCCCTGCGCCGGGAAAGTCTCCGTGATCATCTCGGACTGGAACCGGATCGCCGCTTCCGTCAGCAGGGGTGAGTACACCCCGCATGCACCTGACCACGGCTCAGACCGCTCCTCATACTTCATGCCAAGGACTTCCAGGCCCTTGACGTACATATCGCTCCAATCCCGACGCGAAGCCATGTCCGCATCAATCAACGCAGTCAACTCGCTGGCAATGGTCTGAAGTTCCCCCTCGTCCATGAACTCCGCCAAGTTCGCATCGTGCTCCTCAGGCATGCCTGTTTCTTCTGGCATGAGGTCAATCTCCATGCCGTCGATCTTCACGTCGTCGGGGTTCTCAATCTCGATCT